GCGTTGCTACAGTACCATTGAATCCATTGGCTGCAGCTACAGCAACAGATTTCACAGTTCCAGATCCTGTGCTAGTAGCAAGGCCTATAATACCAACAACCGTGATAAGATCTCCAGCAACTAGTGCATCACTTAGTGTGATTGTTGACGTGGAAGTCTCGACGTAATCAGTTGTCAGTGTGAGTAGTGCGCCGTTCACATAAACTTGCACATCATCTTCCCCAACCTCATACGTAAACAAAGTTAGGGTTATAAGTGTTTGGGCCTCGGTGGCTATAAAACGTTCAGTTACAGTGCCGGAACCTGTAACTGTACCCGTTCCTCCACCACCTCCCCCGCAGGGATTCCAAATTGTTGCTACCATTATCAATCCTCATAATTGGTAAAGTAAAAGATTTTATTTCCCGCCCGGAGGTACGTTGTGGAACAGCGCCCACAGTACAGTAAAGCCGGCTCCAATACCAGACACCCACTTCATGAATCTACCTAAAGCACCAAGGAACCTAAAAAAGTTCTTACCTAATTCAAGAATTTCCTTAACTTCTTTGGTGATTTCAGCATTCTCTCTTGTAAGTCTCGTGTTCTCCTCTATAGCTTTTTCGAGAGCGCTAACTCTTTCGTCCCCGGCCTGTAACTTTTTATCTATGTAATCAAAACTTGTGCAAGGGTCTACGGACATAAATTTAGTTTTCTATGAAAATGTAAGTAAAAGTTAATGTACCTCCAAGAGTACTACAACGCATATCCGCCGAAATACACATACGGGGAACCAGCAGTTGTATGCATAGTTACACTTACATACACACCGATAGTAATGGAATCTCCTCTAGCTAGAAGCATCGGGGCGGATACTCCTGAGATTTCACCTTGCTGCCAGTTAGCTAGTGTTCCAGCATTAGCTTGGAAAGATAGAGATTGAAATAGTACACCATTCTTAAACACAGAGAGTCCAAAATCTGAAGCTGCTCCAGGACTAAAGAACACGCCTGCATTAAATACATAGTAACCTGCAGCTGGAGCCAAGAAGGAAGATGAGCCAGTATTAAAATCTCCGTTCACATCATAAATAAGACTCTGAGTTATGAGAGTTGCATAGGCTCCAGCACTTACCCATTGATCTGCACCGCTATAAGCATGGAAGCGAGACTTCTTAACACGATTCCTGTTAGCGCAATTAGCAGCTACAAGTCCTGCACCTGAGTATTCAATCTGTAGTTCAGTACCTTGAGCATCAATTGTAACGTCCCGAAGGGTAGCATTCATCAAGTATGTGTTATACATGATGCTAATCTTATCTAGATAATTCCCTACCGCTGGAGGAGAATAGATCCAGATGTGATTACGGGAAGTATTATTGAAAGAGTTTCCAATAATATTCAACTGGGTGTAATAACTATTCAGGTAGTTATGAGTGAAGTGAACTGCATCAGTTGCGTTGTCGTAAAAATAATTCTCTTTAATGGTGAGAATCCGAGCATTGGAACAATAGATACCTCCGGAAGGATATACAGGACTACCACTTCCAGGCTGTGCAGGATTCTCCCCGGGCCATATCATGTTGGAGATCACATTATTAGCTACAGTAATTACCTGGGAGGCTATGATACAAATTCCACAACCTTGGACAATCTCATTAGCTGGATGACCTGAGTTATACCAAGGACTATTTGTGTCAGTTGTGAAGTTTGGGGTAGCTGCTGAAGGGAGTCCTGTGTGTTCAATTACATTCCCAGTAATCAGTACTTTATCTGCATGATTCTCTGGGACTGGATCACTGCCTGTACTGTACATCATAATACCAGAACCGACAGTATCCTTAATTACATTTCCAGTAACAACCCCCTTCATGGCATTACCTAAAAGGATGCCAATTCCCCACAGTCCAGCTTCCCCTGTGATGACATTATTAGCTACAACGAAGTCTCTAACAGTTGTATTAGCTCCTTCAGAAGCCTGGCTAAAATCATTCACAAGTGCAATATGATCATCCTCGCACTTGTATACAATGTTATCAGTGCACACAACTCCTGTACAGCCGTCGGAAAAGTGAATGCCATCGGCTTTACAGTTTCGAACTTCGCACCCTATCACACTTGGTTTATTAACGTTATTAATCCAAATGGCCACACTACCGATTCCATCAAATCTGCAGTCTCTGATAGTAAAGCCGTCCGTGGAAGTGTTGGGGGTTTCGGTAACTCCATAACCAGCCATAACTGCAATACCTGTGGCAGTTTTATAGGTGTAGGGAGCATTCATACCTACAATATGAATTCCACTTAAGGAACAATCATTACCCTTGAAATGCATACAGGAGTCATACCGGCGACCCGGTACTTGCCGTTCATTTGTGGGAGACCCATTGGAGTTCTCGAACTTAATAATCGCTCCATTAGCTACAACATGAGTGTTGTCTCCCGTAAAATGCATACCGCCTCCGCCGGGAGTTGCTGGGTCGGAGGCATAAAAGATATAAATCCCTGCAGGAAAGTAGAGAGTTTTACTTGCTGCCGCCGTAGCTGCTGCTCGCATCGCATCACTATCATCTGTGACACCATCTCCCAAGGCGCCAAAATCTTTCACATTCAGCATCAGGTCAGACCCGCTGCCGCCTCCTGTGAAAGTACGGTTCGGGTACTGAGAAAGTTTCTGTGATTTGGACGGCATTTGAACTCCTGATTAGTAGCCTGTGGCCAGTATATTAGATTGTTTAAGCATTTGGATCTGCTCAGCTACGAGAGTCCTATAAGTTGCGGCTTCTTCGTCTTTCCCTATAGCTTTGAATACAATTGAAGCTGCTTCGAATACGATAGCGTAAGGGTGATCCAAAGCTACCCAAGAATTATATTTTGCTGTTGTAATGTCAGGGTTTAAATAAGCTCCCAACAAAAAGTACTGTTCCTTAGTGTCCATACGAAGACTAAGTTCAGCCCCTCCTCCATAGATAACATTCTCTTTATGAACTTCATAATCATCTAACACCATCTCGGGAGGGATTAACCTCAAGAACTTTCCAGGACAATCTCCTACACTATCATATACGCGTAAATACTTGAGGGCGCGCCAGAGTGGAAGTAACTTTCGGTATTCTAAGTTCTGAATGTATTCGGCCGTATCGAATTTAATTCCAGTTTCAAAGATATCTTTCCAAAAGAAATCGCACTGATGAGCTTTCAATGTGGCCGCTTTAATAGCCGAGAGAGTTTCAGCCACTCGGTCAGGACGACCAGTGATTGTATAAACTTCTTGGATCATTTCTGCTAGTGTCATTACGATTCCTAGTGGGAAGATTACTTAGGTGATCCTAATTACTTCTTAGCCAGACCGGCCATCAGGTTCACAAGTTTCCCGGCACTGGTAGCTCCAGAACCTCCGAGAGCTGCACTAGCAATATCTGCTGAGGAAGATGGAATGATTGGGCCAGCCGCGCTAGTTCCCATATCCCTGGTAGGATCTCCGGCAGCTGCAGCTTGCTTCTCCAGATACTCTGCAATGATCTTCTCACGAAGTCCAATCATAGGATCAACTTTCTCCGAGTCAATCTCTTTCTCTGCTGCATCTACATAGATATGTGGGTGGCCGGCAGCAATTTCTGCTTCAAGTTCATCAATCTCAGATTGAATTCCAGTTGCGAATTTACCAGAAACAAAAATGGCTGGTTTGCCATTCTTGAATATATAGTTAACTGAGGGGATGTGGGATTTAAATACTTTGAGAATAGCCATGATTGTGTTTCCTATATTGTGGGGCAAGGGGGAGTTGTATGTTTTTGATTAGCCTGAGAACATGCAAGAAACTCAGGAGCCCCTAGGAAGGAACTGGGATACCTAGATTAACCAGCTACTGCGGCAGTCAAGTTATAGATGATCGAATTAGTCAGGGGTCCACCAACTGCATCGATACCATTATCTTGTGCATCACCATCGCTGGACTGGTTGAATTCCTTATTCTGAGTTTTGCGGTCACCCAGATAAGCCAGACGGAAGGTAGACAGATCAACTGCAACTGCCATCTTGCTCCAGGAAGCATTGGAGTTCAGCAGTGGGTGCTCAATCATACGGAAGGTACCGCGGGCAGTCTTGAATGTAGAGAATTGCAGACCATAAGAAGTCTGGCCATCTACAATGTAGTAAGTACCATTCAAGCGACCAATGTTATTGATCACACGTTTGGCAGAGCCACCTACGAAAAGAACTCGTTCGTTAGCAACCTTGGGATCGGTAGCTTGGTTGAACACTGGGTCCAGGAAACCTTCCAGCTGGGTGTAGTTAGTTGTGGCGCCAGCAGTATTTGTATTAGTGGCGGAGTAGCTGGAAGGATAGTAACCCAAGTTACCGACAATGCTGATCAAGCCATCCATAGTACGGAAGGGTTGGCCATTGCGAGTACCTTGAGACTTCTGACCAAACAGCAGTGCTTTCTCAATATCAGCTGCATGGAAAGCTGCACAATCTTGGCGAGATTCAGCAACATTCGTTTCACCGGCGATCATCATTGTAGCACGAACGGTATCAGAGATTGCCCAGGTATTACGGAAGATCTGTGTGAAGTTCGTAATACGGACTGGGTTGATAATCAAAGACTGCGGACGAATAGAAGATTCTTCGTAAGCATTACCAACTTGGTACAAATTAACAGTTCCTGCGATAGCTTGAGCTGCAACATTACCAACAGCCCGTTGAACTTGCACAGATGTACCAGAAACTACAGTGTTAATAAGAATATTCTCACCAGTGGAATCCACGCGCATCAACATACCAGGCAGAATGTTAGCTGTGGAAGCTACAGTAAAAGTTGTATCTCCTGCAAGCTGGCCGCCAGCTCCGACTGTCAGTTGCGGAAACAACATAGTCTTGGTGAAAAAACCGTGCTCGATCTGAACTGCGGTCTCCGAAGTCAACATAGATGTGAAGCCAAACAACGGTGCAGTGCCATTAGGCATCAGGCGCGTAATCATTCCAGCAAAGGATTTCTTTGCAAGATCTTGGGTAAATGCTCCCGTACTAAAAATACCGGTGGTCATGTTAATTTCCTCTTAAGTGAAGTAAATGAAA